GACTGGCTTAAACAATCTAAGTTTATAAAGAACTGGACAATCAAAAGATGCAAAGCTTTTGCTAAGAAGATGAACAAGAACATAAAGCTAAGCATTAAGCAGAAGCATGACTTTGGTCACAATATGTTAAGGATAGCAGCAACATCTAATGTTATAGTCCTTACAACACACAGAATAAAGAGGGGCAATACATATAGAAGATATTTATCTGTAGAGTTTCATCCTGAAATCCTAAAAGAGTTGCATAAAAGACATGAGATTTTGCAAGCATCAACTTTAGTATACAGACCAATGGTATGTAGACCTGAAAACCATACTCTAAAGAATTCTGGTGGCTACCTACACACAAATCTTAGAAAACCAGTAGTACAAAAATATAGATCCAATTTCTTTGGAGACTATGCTAAAGAACAGAAGTTTTCTAAGCCATCAAAGCTAGTACTGGATGGCTTAAATCTTATGATGGGTACTGAATGGGCTGTCAACGAAAGAGTAATGGAAGTTATGGAGACTTTGTTTACTAACAATACGGGGCTAGCAAACTTACCCTTTTATTCCTTCGAAGAATTCATGTTCAATGCACCTTACCCTAAAGGTGGGTCAAAAGAAGAACAGGCAATTTGGTGTCAAAATAGAGAAGAAAAATGGGGTGAGTGGTATAAACAAGAGCAGAGTCGTGGACGTATGCTTATACGTTTAGAGCTTGCCAAGAGCCTTATACCTTGGAACTATTTTTATCATGTATATACACTAGACTTCAGAGGTAGGGCTTATACTACCTGTGAGTTACTTAGCCCACAATCATCTGACTTTGACAAAGGTCTTATCATGTTTGCTAAGGGAGCTGAGCTTACTGATAGAGGACGATGGTGGCAGAAGATACACTTAGCTAATCTGTTTGACAAAGACAAGCTACCTTTTAAAGAAAGAGTTAAGTGGGTAGATAATAATTGGGAGATGATCAATGCGATTGCAGAAGATCCTTACGAAAATAGAGAATGGATTGACGACTCTATCAAAAAGAATAAGTCCTTTCAGAGACTGGCTAGTATTTTTGATATTACTAGGGATGATGGTTATACTTATGTCCCGGTACAGGTAGATGGTAAATGCAATGGGAACCAACACTGGTCTGCCATAATGGGAGACGAACCAATAGCTAAGCTTACTGGTATCATACCCTCTGATGAACCCCATGACCTATATCAATATGTGGCTGATAAAACTACAGAATATTGTGCTAAAGCTACTGATACTAGTGGTTGGTTGCGACGATTTTTAGCCCATTGGAATAATGTTATAGACCGCAAGGTAACTAAGAGACCTACTATGTGTGAGCCATATGGTATTACGTTTTATGGTATACAAAGGTACATCAAAGAAGAGGGTCATCTTAGTTGGGTATCAAAGGATAAGATCGGTGGTGCTTTAGTTGAATTAGCACGAGCTATAAAAGCCAGCTTAGATGTCTCACTTAGTGGACCTAATACGGGTAAACAATATCTTAAAGATATAGTAAGTATTGCTAACAACCTGAACAAACATATAGAGTGGACAACACCTAGTGGGTTCAGAGTGGTGCACTACTACAATAAACAGCAGAAGCGCAGGTCATTAGCAGCTTTATTTAATCGCAAGGAATTAATTTTTTATGTGAAAACTGATGATGTTAATTCTAGAGAATCAACACAGGCTATTAGCCCAAACTTTATTCATAGTATTGATGCTGCTCATATGTTTTTAACTCTTGACAAAATCTCATTCTATGGTATAATAGACTTCAGTATGATACATGATTCATATGGATGTCATGCTAATTATGTAGATCTAATGATCAATTGTTTAAGAGAAGAGTTTGTTAATATACATTCTGAAAACTTATTAGAAAAATTTAAGAGAGAAGCGGAGAATCAGCTGGGCGTTATGTTACCTGATCCTCCTAATAGGGGGGACTTAGAATTAGAGAAAGTCCTAGAATCAGATTACTTTTTTGCATAGGAGTTAACACTATGGCACATTTAATAATAGAAAATGAAGGAGATATGGAATACGGATTAGATTATACGTTCAAATTAGCTGTAACAGATAGTAATTGTAAGAAACTAAGGATATCATTTCCTTCTGAGGGGATGATGACAATTTTTGTTAGAAATCTTTTCGAAACATTTCTTACAAATAAGGTACCGCCTAATAATGGATTAGATATAGGATTATTTGTACCCAAAGAAAAGGGGGAAAAGGATTATGAATGACTAAAATATTAGTGATTGGAGACTTACACCTTCCTGCTGAACGAGAGGATTATCTTGAGTTCTGCAGAGGTTTGAGAAAGAAATATAAAACAACAGAAACTATATTCATAGGTGATGTATTAGATCACCATGCTATTTCGTTTCACCAGAAACATCCTGAGTCTGACTCAGCTGTTGCTGAGTACCATAGATCAATGGAGAAAATGAAGGCATGGAAGAAAGCATTTCCTAAAGCTAAGGTTTGTATAGGAAATCACGATGAAAGAATACATAGACTAAGTTCTAATGTAGGAATACCAGCCATGTATCTTAAAGATTATAAAGATGTCTTTGATACACCTGGATGGGAATGGGATTACGAGTGGATCGTAGACGATGTTGCTTATATACACGGCACCGGAGCATCTTCTGGTATTACACCTGCGTTTAACGTAGCTAAAGCTAGGATACAAAGTACTGTTAGTGGACATGTGCACTCAGCGAGTAGCATTTGTTGGTCTGCTGGTCCTACTGGAAATAAAATATTTGGATTTAATGTCCCATGTGGGGTTGACAAAGACCATATTTTAATGTATTATAGTAGGAACTTTATAAAGAAACCAGTCAACGGGGCTGGTGTTGTAATAAACGGACATCCCTATATGGAGATAATGATCTGATGCCAGAAACTAAAGAAGAAGAAAAGGTATGGGTTCCCTTTGAGCAACTCGAAACATATTTAAAATCAATTTCCGCAACTCTTTTAGGGATTGTGGGAAATATTGAGAAAAGTTTGGATACTATGAAAGAAGAAGTTGACAACAATAAAGGAGAAAATAATGATGACAACTAAAATTCCTGCATTTACAACAGAAACTGTAGATGTTATATGGGGACACCTTCATGCACCTGATGATAAGTTTGGTGCTGATTCGTCCAACCATAATGTTACCGTACTGGTAGATGCACAGCTTCAAGAGAAGCTTGATGAACTGCTTGAAGAAAGTGGTGCAACAAAGATTAACGGTATGAGAGAAGATGATGAAGGTCGCACTTTACTTAAGGTAAAGTCTAAGACTTTTGTTAAGAAGAATATTGCAGCATTTCCTTGTCGTGATGCTGGTGCAAACAAGACAGACTCTGTACCCTATGGTGGTGATAAAGTTCGTTTACGAGTAGCGCCTGCTGTACTCACACGGGATAACTCAATGAGTTTATACCTTAATGGATGCCAGATTATAGAAAAGAATGATATGGATTTGGGTAGCTTTGAACCTACTGAAGGGTTCACTGACACTACTCCAGCCTTAGCAGAAAGTTCTGACGACGATCTTCCTATCTAATGCCTGAATGGGTATTTCCAATTAGCCCTATTGCTGCAAGTAGGCCCCGTATTTCTAAACACGGGGCTTACTTTGCTGGGCCTTACAAACAGTTTAGAAAAGATATGATTGATTTAGTGCCTGAAATCTTAGGAGACATGGAGCCATTTGAGGGTCCACTAAAGGTTGATGTTGAATTATATGTTACTAGGCCAAAGAAAACAAAGCTTATCGGGCCGAAAGCAGATATAGACAACTATCTTAAATCAATATTAGACAGCATGAATAATTATTTATGGGTAGATGATACTCAAATTATCGAAATCTTTGCTACTAAACAATGGACTCCTAAAAATGAGATAGGATATTTTACTATAGGAGTAGATAAACTGTGAAAGATATAGTAATTGTAATAGAAAGTGATGGGAGCCAAACTATCATAGATGATGGAGATGGTGATTAATTAGGGGGAACAATATGAAAAATAGATTAAGAAATTTCTTGACGCTGTTAGCACTGTGTGGTATGCTGTACGGATGCGGAACTATACAATCTGTAATGGGCTGGGGGCAACCAACACCCACAGAAAAGGTGATCGAAGCAGTAACATCTGCTAAAGAAACCCTTACAGTATTAAGTGCTGTGGGTGGATTGTGTTTGTTGTCCGGCATGGTATTACTCTGTTTAAGCAGAGGTACTATGGGCTGGCGACCAACCATTGGCGGCATAGCGTTAATAGTTTTGAATTATGTTATAGCAGAATATGCTGATTGGATTTTCATTCCTATGATTATAGCTACTGGATGTATCAGTGCTGCGTGGGGATGGAGTGTACTTAAAAAGATTTTGAACAAGGAGTATAAAAATGAATGCAATAATTAGTGGGGGATTGGGAACAGTGTTTTTCACTGTTGTAGTATTTGTAGCAGGAGCACTTATTGGTGCGCCTCTATGGAATTGGATGAAAACAAAGATGCCTTGGAGTAATTAATGACACAAGTGGCTGAGAGAACGCGATGCCCTGTCTGTGCTGAAAACGGGCGGGACACTTCGCGTGATAATTTATGCGTGTATGAAGACGGAGGCAAACATTGCTTTGCCTGTGGATATCACGAAGGAATTAATACTAAAGCGGAAACATTTTCTAAGAAGAGATCTGGTCTCAAGTTTGTAACTGGAGATATCAGAGCTATTGGTGATAGAAATATCACGGAGAAAACTGCTAGGTTTTATGGTTATCAATCTCTTATAAAGAATGGTGATCGTGTTGATATCGCTCCCTTCTATAAAGATGGGGTGATGGTAGCACAAAAGTTACGTGGTCCCAAGAAAGCATTTCAATGGCGTGGAGATACCAACAAAGTTTCTTTGTGGGGTCAACACCTATGGAAAAGTGCCAAAGGAAAACGACTCGTAATTACTGAAGGTGAGATAGACTGCATGTCTGTTGCTCAATTACTTGAGTGCAAATGGCCTGTAGTTAGCTTACCTTCTGGAGCAGCTGGAGCTGCGAGAGCAATTAAAGATAACTTAGAATTCGTTTGTAGTTATGAAGAAGTTGTTCTTATGTTTGATATGGATGAGGCAGGTCGTGATGCAACTAAAGAAGTTGCCGAACTATTGCCTCCAGGTAAATGTAAAGTAGCTAGTCTACCTTACAAAGATCCTAATGAATGCCTACTTAAGAATCAAGGTAAAGCTATTATTCAAGCTATGTGGGAAGCACAGAAATATTCTCCGGATGAGATTGTTCATGTGTCACAGGTTGTACAATCAGCTACCCTTGAAGGTACTAGGGTATATCCCTTCCCCTTTGATAGCTTGTCTGAGTTTCTACTTGGGCAACGAAGCGGAGAGATTACTTTGTGGGCTTCAGGTACGGGTTCTGGTAAGTCTACTATTCTTAGAGAGATAATACACCACCACCTAATTGAAGGTCGTAGTGTCGGAGCTATTATGCTTGAGGAATCTCCACAAGAAACAGTAGATGATATGATATCGCTTATCATTAACAAGCCCGTGAAGGCTATTAGAGCTAAGCGTATCATGAATGAACTACGTTCTAAGCTAGGCAAAGAACCTATCAGTGTTGACATCATAGATGACTATACTGATGAGGAGTATGCCATTGCTAGGAATACTCTTGAAGGTTCTCAATTATATATCTATGATCACTTAGGCAACAGTGGATTACAGAATCTCTGTGCTAGAATTGAGTTCATGGCTGTATCATTAGGTGTTGATGTTATTGTACTAGATCACATTACTGCTGCTGCCGCTGGACTTATCGGTAGTACCAATGATTATGATGGTGGTAGTTCTGAACGACTGCTTATTGATAACATTATGAAGGAACTTAGAGCACTGGTATCTCGTACTGGTGTACATATTGATGTAGTGTCTCAACTTAAGAAGACCAATAAGGCATACGAAGAAGGAGAAAGGATTACCTTACAAGATCTTCGTGGCTCTGGTTCTCTGTCCAGTGTTCCTAACACAGTTGTTGCACTGGAGCGTGACAGACAGAATGCTGATCCTAAGATAGCCAACACAACTACAGTTAGGGTTCTAAAGAACAGACTAACTGGTAAGTCTGGTGTTGCTTCATGTCTATACTATGACCACTCAACTGGCAGACTTCAAGAACTTGACTTTGCTTTTGATGATGGTGGTGAGTTGGTACATGATTGGGATGCTGTGTGATAATAGTTACTGGAGCAGGTCGCTGCGGTAGTAGCTTAATGATACAAACCTTACACCTTCTGGGTGTTCCCTTAGTAGGGGAGCCCCAGAATCAGGTGTATGAACACTGCTTGTGGGGAGGATACCATAAAGATAAATCAGTTGAGATTAAAATATCTAAAGAACAAAACAATAAAGCTGTAGGTTTTAATCCTAAAGGTTATTGGGAATTAGATTTCTATACCCTACTTGATATATGTCATGGGAAATATACTGGAACTACTAATGGTCATGCGGTTAAGTTAATGGGTGAATTGATTTTAGAAACTAATGCTAAAGATATTGAAAAGGTAGTTGTATGTAAACGATATGATACTATAAGACAGGCAGAAAGTATGTATGATCTATCACGTCTAGACATAGAGATTGTTGACGAAAACAAACTAGACTGCCCATTTGCAGACGTATACAGAGACATGACTATGCAGGATATACACAACAAAATGGGACTCCATAATTTTATGGTTGATAAGTGGGTAGAGGATACCAATATACTATACTTAAATATTTACTTCGAAGACATGTTAAGTAAACCAAAAGAAACAATTAAAAATCTAGTCCACTTCCTTGATATAGGCGAGGTGGATATTACTGAAGCTGTAGATAATGTAGATGAAAGATGATAAGAAATGAAGTTAGTATTCGATATTGAGGGGAATGGGTTAGCTGAGTTAACCATTGAGAAAGAAGTACCTGTCATAGAAGCTACTAGGATATGGTGCATGTGTGCTATGGATGTTGATACGGGTAAGATGTATACATTCTTAGAACACGAAATAGAAAAGGGTGTTAAGCTGTTAAGATCGGCTGACGTTTTAATAGGACACAATATTATTCAATATGATATACCCTTATTAGAAAGATTATATGGGGAGATAAACACAAAGGCTTATGATACTCTTATAGTATCCAGACTAGTATACCCCGATAGAAGAGACCACCCATTTGGGGGCAACTCTCTTAAAGCATGGGGAGAATACTTAAAGTGTAATAAGATTCAGTATGCTTTAGGCTTCGAGGAGTTCCATGATAGTATGGTTTCCTATTGTAAGCAAGATGTTATTATTACAAAGAAGATATTTGATACACAGCGTGACTCTGGTTTTCTTTCAGACTATCCTAAGTCTATTAAACTTGAACACGATGTGGCTAAGATACTAGCAAGCCAAATGGATAACGGTATCGGTTTCAATTTAGATGCTGCTAATAAACTTGAGTACGACTTATTAATGGAGAAGGTTTTAATCGAAGATGAAATGTCTGAGACCTTCAAGCCTATTACAGAAGAAAGATGGTCGGATAAAACCGGCAAGCGTTTGAAAGACAGAGTTACTTACTTTAATCCCGGCTCTCGTAAACAAATTGCCGATAGACTACATAGCAAGTATGGTTGGCGAGGACCAAAGACAGAAAAAGGTAATCCCAAAGTAGACTCTGGCGTTCTAAGAAAACTTAACTATCCAGAAGCAAAGACTCTAGTTAAATACTTTGATATTATTAAGATGTTAAGTCAACTATCGGATTGGATATTAAGATCTGTTAGTTCAAGAGATGGACGTATACATGGCTGTGTCAATACACAGGGTACTGTTACTGGTAGAATGACAGCAAGCCAACCAAACTTGCAACAGGTATCAGGAGACCCAAGAGCACGGGCTCTGTTCGTTCCTAGAGATAGTTGGGTTCAGGTTGGGGTAGATGCCTCTGGACTAGAAGCACGTCTCCTAGCCAATCGTATGGCTAGATGGGATGATGGTTCTTATGGAAAGACTGTACTTGATGGTGACATACACACTGTTAACCAAAAAGCTGCTGGCTTATCTACTAGAGAAGATGCAAAGACTTTCTTCTATGCCTTAATCTATGGAGCTGGTGATACTAAGATTGGCAATATAGTTGGAAAGAGAGCTAAAGAAGGAAAGCTAATGAAGAATAAATTCTTTGACAACATGCCTGCTCTTAAGAATCTTATGGATAACTGTCAGTTTCAGGTGTCAAAGAAGGGTACTATTACTTTGCTTGATGGTAGAGAAGTGCCGTGTCGAGCTAAGCACAAAGCTTTAAATGTACAGATACAAGGTGATGGTGCAATAATTATGAAGCTAGCCCAATGTAAGCTGAACGATAAACTAAATAAGATATACCCTAACCGTGTATCTTTCATGGCTACTGTTCATGATGAGTGGCAACTAGAATGTGAACCAGAGATTGCTGATGATGTGGGTAGATTAGGTGTTGATGCTATTATAGATGCTGGGCATGAGTTAGGTTGTGTTGTACAAATGGACGGTAACTATCGCATTGGAAAGAACTGGTCTGAATGTCACTAGAATACACTGTACATTTTTATGATACTAGATCTCTTGATTGGAGGAACCAAGGAATAGGATACTTTTCTAGGACTAATATCACACATTGTGGATTAGAAGTAAACAATGGAACACTCGCTGTTGAGTATGCTGTCATAGAAAAACGTAATGGTGTCTCTGCTATAAAGCCACACATATATCATGGCTTAATTGCAGCTCCTTTAGAGTCTTTTAAGCTTGGGGTTATAGATGATATATTACCTATTATTCCAGTTGATTTTGAAATCAGGTGGACCAATTATCTTTTCTATCATTTGTTAGGTAGATTTATAAATACTCCTATGCCAGATAGTTGTGCTACATTTATATCTAGTTTTTTAGTGGACATAGGTATATTAAATAAAAAAATATTTTATCCGGAGGATTTGTATAAGGAGCTAAGAGATGCAATTAATAGTAATCGCTGGTCAAGCTCAAGTAGGTAAAACTTCTTTAGCGCATATAATTGCAAAGAATGCTTTTGCAATGGGGCTTATTCCAATACTTTGTTCATTTAGTACTAAAGAATTTGAGAAACGCTTACTGTCTATTCGAGATGAAGAGCGTAAGGATATAAAAGATGATCGCAAATACTGGGAACGATGTGTTATAGTTGATGACTGTAGATATCCTAGTGAAATAGAGATAACTCTTAAGTATAAAGGGACTCTTATATTTCTATCATACGGTACTCGAAAGCCTGATGATCCTGATATTAGATGGAGAAACCATGAGCTAGAAGATATGGCTAAGATAGTAGAAAATAGCACAAACAAAGAACTAAAGAATGTGTTTAACTATTTTATAAGGAATGAAGAAAGCTTAGAAGATCTAGAAGAAGAGGTAAAGCTACTGGTTCCTATATGGTGTGGTGTTCAGCCAAAGAATGGTAGAGTTATTACAGAGTATAGTGAACATGCAGAAGATCTTGCTAGATGTATAGATGAACTTGTAGATTTGCTTCTATTAGGAGAAGATCTATTCTCTGGAATCGATGAAGATGAGGAAGACGAGGACGAAGATGAAGAAGATACCTAAAAAAGCTATGTTGGATGGAGACATACTAAAATATCATACTGCTTTCTGGGCTGAAGCTAATAATCCTGACCACTTTCCAGTTAAATTAGACTCCTTAGTGGAAAAGTGGACTCCGGATGGGGTATCCAAGATAGTAATTGCCTTATCCTGTAATAGGTCTGATAACTTTAGAAAAAAAGAATGGCCCAATTACAAAAGCAATAGAATAGATTCTTATGTTCCAGAGTATTTACATGATGTTTATGATTTTATGATAGAAAATTATAAGTGTAAGCTTCTGCCAAATCTTGAAGCTGATGATATCTTAGGTATCTATGCTTCTAAGAATACTCATATTGCTGTTACGGTAGACAAAGATTTACTTGGAGTTCCTGGGTGGCACCTTAACCCCAACAAAGACAAAGACTTACGTTACATAACTAACAAGGAAGCTCATAGGTTCTTCTGCAAGCAGTGGATAATGGGGGATTCTGTAGATAATATACCTGGTTTATGGAGAGTTGGGCCTAAAAAAGCTGATAAGATGTTGGAAGAGTGGGATGAAAAGGATTGGGAAGCCAACATTATAAAACTATATACTGATTTTAAGTATAGGATAAGAGAGAACTGCGGATTAACCGATGCCGAGGTAGCAATAGCCATGGCTAGGTGTGTTAAAATACTCACCAGCAAAGAATATAATCTAAGAACAAAGAAGATTAAACTATGGAACCCTATAGTTGGGTCATAAAGACAAAGGAGCTTTAATATGGATCAATTTCAAGGATTTGTGGTAACTAGGAGTTACTGTAGATGGAAAGAAGATTCGGGGAGGAGAGAAACTTGGGAAGAATGTGTAGATCGCTATTACGATTACTTCGAAGGCAGGTTTCCAGAAATAATTGGTACCGATTGGGACGAAATCAGGGTATCGACATTAGATCGAGAAGTTTTCCCTTCTATGAGGGCACTAATGACGGCAGGGGATGCGGCAGAGGTAGACGATACGTGCCTGTACAACTGTTCATACCTACCCATAAATACAATTAGGTCATTCTCTGATGTTTTATACATACTGTGCTGCGGTACTGGTGTAGGATTCTCATGCGAGAAGCAAGAGATATCCCAACTACCTACTATACCGTCCATAGAAAGAGACGAGAAGCTTACTATTGAAGTTCCAGATTCACGAAGAGGATGGGCTGATTCCTTTGGAGAGCTACTATCATCCTTATATGGTGGGTATCATCCTACATGGGATACTAGTAATGTTAGACCAAAGGGAGAGAGACTTAAGACATTTGGTGGTCGCTCTTCAGGACCAGAGCCATTGGAAAGATTGTTTAAGTTTACTGTTAATACATTCTTGGAAGCAGAGGATAGACAACTAACACCTATTGAGGTACATGATATTATATGTATGGTTGGTGAGATAGTTATAGCTGGTGGCGTAAGGCGATCAGCTCTTATATCGCTGTCTGATTTAGATGACAGAGAAATGTCTATGGCTAAATCAGGTGCTTGGTGGGAAAACTCAGGACATAGAGCACTTAGTAATAACTCTGCTGTATATATGTCTAAACCTAGCATGGGAAGATTCATGGAAGAGTGGTCTTCTATTTATGATTCTCATTCGGGTGAGCGTGGTATATGTAATAGGGAAGCTATGAATACAATAGCTACTATGTCTGGTAGAGAGTCTTGTAACTGGGGTACTAATCCCTGCAGTGAAATTATATTAAGACCCAAACAGTTTTGTAATTTATCTGAAGTTGTTGTTAGACCTTATGATAACAAGGCAACTATCAAACGTAAGGTTAAACAGGCTACGATACTGGGTACTATACAATCTGCATGTACTCGGTTTACTTACTTAGATCCTGATTGGAAAGCTAACTGTGAATCTGAAAGACTTCTTGGTGTTTCGTTTACTGGTATATATGATAACAAGTTTATGTGTGTACCATCGGAAGGATTGAAAATGTTTCTTGTGGAACTACGACAGATAGCAAAAGAAACTAACGAAGAATGGGCTGCTATATTAGATATATCTCCATCCAAATCTATAACTTGTTGCAAGCCATCTGGTACTACATCATGTGTAGCTGGTACATCGTCAGGAATTCATCCTAGATATTCTTCTTACTATATACGAAGAGTAAGAATAGATAAAGATAATCCATTGGCTTTGTTTATGGTTGATATTGGTATTCCTCATGAACCTGATGAAAGAAAGCCCGAGGAAACAACTATATTTTCGTTTCCTATAAGGTCTCCCGAGAGTTCTACAACATATAAAGACTATGATCCTATTGAACATTTAGATTTGTGGTTATTGTATCAAAAATATTGGTGTGATCACAAACCTAGCGTAACAATTAACTATACTGATGAGAATTATTTAGCTATTGGTCAGTGGGTATATGATAATTGGGATTGGGTATCTGGTATTTCTTTCTTACCAAAATCAGATCATGTTTATAACCAAGCACCGTTTGAAGCTATATCGGAAAAGAATTATTTAGAGCTATCTAAGTTTATACCTAACTCTATTGATTGGAGTGAGCTTAGTAATTGGGAAATAGAAGACACAACAGTTAATTCACATAGTCTAGCTTGTGTAAACGGATCATGTGAAACTGTAGACATTACGGAGAATTAATATTATGATGCACAATCTTGAAACAGTCTATAGAAAGATGAGACTTAATGCTACGGTTCTGCCTGCAGAGATGCTTTCAGTACTAAAGGATATAGACCAAAGACTTTTAAAACTAGAGGGAAAAAATTCAGATGGAATGGAAAAACCTACCACTACTAGACCAAGAGCTAGTAAAGTTTCTAAGAAAAAAGTATCCTCCTCTTGAATTTAAGTTGGGGGAAGACTCAGAAGAGTTTACTATAAATTCTGTATTCAGGGGTGGGCAGATAGAAGTTATAAACGCTATAGAATCAATTATAAATTTACAACGTAAGGAGAAAAGAAATGGCTAATGGTAATCAAGCTATGATGGAACAAGCAATGATGCAAGGTGCTATGGATATGGGCGCAGGACCAGCTTTAGCTCAGGGTGACACTACTCCTGAAGAACAGGCTGGTCGGGGTGGTGATACATTGCTTTCCCACTTAACTCCTGGCGAAATAGTTATACCTAAAGAACTTATAGAGACTGAGATTGATAGAAGAAAGATTCAGTCTATATTTGATAAACAAGGCTTAGATATAAATCAATTTACTGTGGGTCATGAGTCCAATAGTGTTAATCCAGAAACAGGTTATCCAGAGTTTGGGTTTGGAAGTTGGGTAAGGAAACAAATTCGTAGTGTATCGAAACCTATTCAAAAGGGTTGGGATTATGCTAGGTATAAGAGACAAAGGCAAAAGGCTGAACAATCAGCGCGTGCGGGTGCTGCTCAAGAAGGAGCCGCAGCTCAAGCGAGAATAGATAGACTAATGAAACAATGGGAAGGAAAGCTATCTGCAGCTAAAATAAAATATGAAGCAGAGGCTAAAGCTAAGCGAAGAAAGTTTGCGGCACAGAGTATGGTTCAGGGAAAGAAGTTTGCGAAAAAATTGGGACGGATTAAAAAAGAACAAGCAGGAATTGGCGCACCTATTGGAGTTACTGACTCTGCAGCAGCAGCAGGATATACACCAACTAGGAGGAAAAAGAGTTCTTGGCGGCGAAGTAGGAAAAGAGCTTTGAGAGTGAGAAGGAGACCAGGACAATGAGAAATATAAAATGGGAACTAGAGCATAGATTTCTACAGTTTAGTGGTCCTAGTATTCCACCGGGGCTGTCTGCTGCTGACAGAGAGAGATTACTTGAAAAGGAATCGGAACTTGCTCGTATTCGTGACGAAGAGCAAAGAGAGTTCTTAGCTATCCAAGAAAGACAACGTGTTGCTAGAGAAGAATCTCAACGAACTTTAGCACAACAAGAGGAAGCAGCGCGTTTGGCTGAGATAGAAAGGCTCGAAACAGAAGGAGCCGATGTATCCGAAACACTTGAAGACCCCGAAGACATAGATACTACTGTAGCAGATATGTTTGCTTCTCTAGCCTTCGGAACAGAATTTGTTTCTGATGTTGAAGAAGAAGAAAGTCTAGAAGAAGAGAGGCCTGAATAATCATGGTTGATATATCCAATAGATTTAGAATACTTGAATCTCTTAGATTAAATAAACTAGAGAGAGCTAGGTATTGTGCGTCCTTAACAGTACCCTCAATCATGCCTCCCGAAGGATGGACAGAACAAAACCAATTACCTCAGCCATTTAGTTCGGTTGCTGCAAGAGGCGTTACGGCTATGGCTAGCAGAATGTTATCAGCACTATTGCCTCTTAATGATATGCCCTTCTTTAAATTTGAAATGGGTACTGGGGCTGAATCAGAAACAGAAGTAGAGAATTTCTTAAGCAGCTTAAGTGAGCAAGTATATACCAAACTATCAAGTGGCAATCTCAGAGAGATTATATACCAAGCACTACAGCATCTTATTATTGTTGGCGATGTTCTTATTATTATGGAAGACGATATGAACTTTAGAATTATTCGTCTGGATAATTTTGTCTGTCGTCGTAGTGTTTATGGAGAAGTTGAAGAACTTATCTATAGAGAATTCGAAAGTTTACCAGAAGCATTACAAAGTGATGATGCTCTGATATCTTCTTCTGAAGGCTATGACCATAAACGTGGGTATAAAGAAATTTTTGTAAGGGTTGTTGTTAAAGATGGTAAATATACAGTAACTAAACAAGACTCTGAAGGATCTTCTGTTAGTGGTGGCGGAGAGTATACAGTACCTCCCTATATCATGCTAAGGTGGTCTAGTATACCGGGAGAAAACTATGCTAGATCTCATTGTGAAGATCTTATTGGAGACATAAAAGCCCTTGAAGGTTTTACTGAGGGTTTAATCAACGGCATTGCTGCCGCTTCTTTGTTCTGGCAAGGGGTAGACCCAACAGGCATTACAGAAATTGATGATATAGCTGGCTCTCCGTCTGGTGCCTTTGTTGCATCTAGACCCAATGAAGTGTTTACTATATCGCCAGCGACTACAATGAATCCTCAGATACAATCTACACAAGCTGGTGTTGATATCTTACGAAAAGAAGTAGGTAGAGCTTTTCTTTTAGACTCGGCGAGTATTCCACAAGGTGAACGAGTTACTGCTACTGCGGTAAGAATGATTGGTCAAGAACTTGAGCATGTATTAGGCGGAGCTTTCTCTGCTATTGCTAGAGACTTAATGGAACCTATTGTTAGACGTACAGTATTCCTTATGACTTCCAATAGCGAGATAGATGAGCGTCTTCAGGATATGTTTACTGAAGAGGGTGTCTTAAGTGTAGCTATTGTTACTGGTTTACAGGCTCTTAGTAGAGACTCTGACCTACAAAAACTAATGCAAATGGGTGAGATGGTTAGAAACTTACCAGAAGTTGCAGCTGCTATGTTTAGATGGGATCAGTATGGTCGTGCTCTTATTAGCTCATTAGGATTTAATGCTGAGCTGTGGATAAAGAGCGAAGAAGATGTTAAGAATGAACAGATGGAACTTGCTCAAGCGCAAGCACAGATTCAAGGTTCTGCTGATAGTACAAAGATGGTTAATCAAGCTATGACTGAAGGTGGTCTCCAAGCAGCAATGCAAGACTTAGAACAAACTGGTGGTCAGGGCATACAACAGGCAATGCAGCAAATGCAAGGAGCTCAATAGATGGCAACAGAATATACAACCTCTTTTTCTACAGCAACTGAAGGTGGCTATAAAACTAGAGAAAGTGCTAAGTCTTCTGCCTTATCTAGTGCTACTAATTCTTTATCAAGCCTAACTATAGATGCTGATGTTGATGTTATAGAAAATAAAACAATAATAGCTGGAGCTGTGGTAGTTGATTCATTTGATACGGCTGCTTCGGGTACTATAACGATTTCTAGTGCTGCTGATATAAAAGCCCAGATTAAGGCTACAGCGACAGATGCACTTAAAATTACAGGTGGAACTGTTTATCATAACGATGCATTCACAGTCCTTGTTCCTGAAGATGCTGGTGGATACGCAGGTGATATTACTGCTACAGTCATGGCTAGAAACTCGATGGGAAGTACTCCATCTGGAAATCAGATTCATTGGTATCTTGATCCGAGTGGTGATGCTGCTAAAATTGCTAATTTAAAACTCGCAATTAATGGTACTACTGATACTACAAAAGTAAAATTTGGGTCAAGTTTCACAGACACGCTTGGCGTTAAGGGTCTTACAGCATCTGATGGTGTAGCAAGTACAGAGTCATACGCTAGTCTAACTGCAGATAATGCTGGTACTGATGGAAACGACATTGCACTTACAGATACGGTCGGCACAGTTCTCGTTAATGAATCCGCACTTACAGGTGGAAAACTTGCTGGCGGTACAGCTGGAGGTACTCATACTATTGCCCTTACAGCAACAGATACTACAGCAATTACAGCTACCGCTGATATAAGTGCTACTACATCTTCGGATTCAGTATCTCCTACTTTTGCAATAGATACAGGTAGTAATGATAATACAGCTGCAAACCTAACTACTTGTCTTAATGCTAACTCTCGATTAACAGCTACTAGAGTAGACAATGTAGTAACAGTTAATCAAGTAATAGGAGGAACGGCTGGCAATACTGCTATTACAATCACTGATCCTGACAGTGTGGGGATGACTAAGACAGATTTTACTGGTGGCGGTGGACCAGACTTAGTTTTACAGGCTTCGCACAATAACACCGATTGGGTTACAGCAGTTACGATATCCAGTGAAATAGCTGGTACTGCTGATACATATAAATTTCTACCAGACTTATCTGGAATCTATTCCCCTTACTTTAGACTATTATTAAATAGTGGTGGGGTTGATTTAGGTACTTCTGGAACCGTTAAATTCTTTTTCGCTTATCAATAGGAGGTAAATTATGGCAGAACGGACAGCACCTTCATTTGCGTCTACTACAGTTAATGGCTATACAGTTAGAACAACTACTACGTCATCTACTTTAGTTGGATCAAGTGATTCTTTAGTTTCTACAAGTATTCTTCCTAGTGCAGATAGTTTTGAAAATAAAAAAATTGTTATGGGTATGGATGTAAAGGTAGCCTTTGCTGATGTTGCAGCCGTACTAACTTTACAAGTATCACATAACAATACTGATTGGTTGGATGTTGCAACATTATCTACTGATACAACTCCAAATGTTACTGGGGTTAAAGCATTTTTTGTTGATGTATCTAGTGTGTATGCTCCTTATTTTAGACTGCACTTTAATGGCAGCTCTACAGCACCATTAACTACACAAGCTGTAGGTACATCTGGTACTGCGCAATTCTTTTTTGCTTACAAGTAAGGAGTAAACCATGGCATATAAAAAATATATTAAGGCATCAGCTGTTACTCCTCATGATACTGATGAAGTAACAGGGTTTACTGGAACAGGATGGGATGGTATGTATGTTGGAGTAAGTGGTAATGTTACTATGATACTTTCTGGAGATACAACTGCAGTTCTTTTTAAGAATATGGTTCAAGGAACTCTTTATAATATAAGCCCTAAAATTATAAAATCAACTGCTACAGCTGCTACTGATATGGTGGTTCTAGATACAAACTCAAGTATGTCATGAGCTATAAAAAATATACCAAGGCAGTATCTGTTACTACTAGTGATTCTACAGTTTATGATCCTAGATTTGATGCTTTATATGTAGGTGGGGGTAATCAAACAGACTTAACTGTTGCCTCTGATATAGGAACCCCTACGACTTGGTATAGAAGTGGAGATGCAGAAAGTACTGGTGCAGCTAGTTGGGATGATAATTTAGGAGATAGAGATGCAACACTAGACGGACCAACTTCGGGTGTTACAGCTATGACTGTTGCTGGTGCATCTAGTACAAATTTTAAACCTTGGGTAACTTTTGATGGGTCTGACTCATATCTAAAAGCGGCTAATTATAGTGACTTTAATTTTGATAAGGAATTTGAAATGATGGTTGTAATTAGGTTTACTGGTGGTACAGGTTATCAAACAATAGCAGCAAAGGATTATGATAGCTCTGCGTGGAGATGGTTTATGCAATCAGATGGTGCTGGTAATGAAGTACAGTTTGCTGTAGGTGGTGACGATCCGGTTGGCACTGCTTCGCTAAGTAAAGATACTTGGTATATTTTAGGTGTATCTAGAGATTCTAGCGATGTGATGCAGTTATGGTTAGATGGTTCAACAGATGGATCTTCTGTAACCAATAATACTGATTTTTCTGGAGACACTGGAGATTTTCTTTTGGGTTCTCGATGGACTGGTAGTGCCTATACTCAGGAAATGTATGGGGATATATTAGAATTTATTATATGGAAGGGATCCTCTTTAAGTACTGCGGAAAGAAGTGCTGCTGTTACTTATTTACAAGATAGATTTTTTAATGCTCAAGCTGCACAAGTTACTTTACAGAACGGAGCAAGCGATATAATTACTCATAAAGATTGTTTGGTTGGAAAAGTGTTAGAGATTTCTTCTGATCGAGTAAAAGCAACAAATACTAATGCCACAGATATAGTAGCACTATACGAAAGTTAAGGAGACATTATGCCACCACAAGATCCATGGGAAGCCGGCACAGGGGATAATGGCTGGACTGAATATAAGAGATTAGTATTAAATGAACTTGAGCGTACTAATCATCGATTGGATATGGTAGATAAAAGACTATTAAAGATAGAACGACATCTTGCAATAGTACAAACTAAGGTAGCTACATGGGCTGCGGGTATTGCAATAATAATTTCTGGAGGCATGAGCTTCCTAATAAAAATCCTTTGACTCTGGGGAAACAGAACAATCGTAAGGAGATTAACAAATGGATAGTACAACAACAGTAGAAGGTGAGACTCCTCTGGAACAATCTCACGAGAAAACACCGGAACAAGTACAGCATGAACATGAACGAACTGCATTCGAAACACACATAGAAACAAGTGACGAAGTAGTTCCTGATAATTTTGAGAATGCTGGTGTTTGGTTCGATAGTTTAAAAGAGGCACAGAAACAGTATACTCAGGCACGACAGGAGATTGCTACATTAAAAGAACAGCAACCACCTCCCGTACCAGAGCCAACTACACCTTCTGAGCCTGCACTGACCGATGAACTTAGAATTCCGATACCTGAAGAAAATCCTCAGGTTGAAGAGCAACTCAAAGGCATGAAGTTAGACGAAGAAACCTATGAGATGTGGGGAATGGAATTTGCTGCATCAGGAGACTTCTCAGAACAAACCAGAAACGATATCAAGCAGCGTACTGGTTTTACAGATAGAATGCTTGAGGATTATGTTCTGGCACAGAAGGCTAGACTACGAGAATCTTATTCAAGTGCTGCCGATACAGTCGGCGGAAGAGAAAGATTGGATAAGATCTTTAAGTGGGCTAGCAATAATCTGCCGCCAGAAGATATGCAGGGAATAAATGTAGGTCTTGCTTCACCACAATATGAAGTAACTCTTCGAGGTCTTGCGTCTATGTATGACACCTCAGTAACTAGAGAAAAGGCTAAAGAGCCAGCTCCAAGTGAGAATTTAACTCAAGTTACTGCAAGTCAATCAGGAATACTTCCGTATTCGAATAGGCGTGAGTTTAAACAAGAGAGAGATGACCCTAAATTCCAGTATGATCCTAAGTACCGTGATATGGTACAGAATAAAATGGCTATCACTGACTGGAATACATTACCTGCTTAAGGGGAAAGTGGACCCCCACAAAGGGAAACTTGGTTAATGTGTATAAATCCCCCTCCTAATAGAGGCAAAGGATAATACCGAGTTATTAGGTTCCGCTACAGTAAGGACTCGAAAGAACAATCCTGAACGTAGAGTAAAACAAATCCGCAATAATAGTTTTACTTTAATAAAGGAGAATTTACTATGACTGCTGTAGGAAATTTAACAGCGGCACATCTGCCGTATAGAACGC